CACACTGCGCGAGGGCAAGCTTTGGGTCGAACCGAAGGAGATGATAAAAGCGAAGCTGGGGCATTCCCCCGACATGGCGGACGGTTACGCCCAAACCTACGCGCTACCGGATATGCCGCGACGGAGCATGCAACAACGGAAGGTCACGCAGAAGGCGCGCACGGACTTCGATCCGAACCGGATGGAGACCGAACGGGACTTTGATCCCATGCGGGAAATATGACGGGATACATGTTTGCATGGTGGGTACACGGCTTATTGACCGGGATCTGGGTGGGAATGGTGCTGCTTCTCCTATTGATGGCACCACCAAAGAAACGTTGAAATCGCCACCCCCTACCCCTTTTCGCCAGTTGCGCGGGGAGTGGACGCCGTCATAGAACAAAGATTGAACGTTGTTTCTCTCATGTGAACACTCCGGTGATCGCGGCAACAACCACGATGGGACGTTGCCGCGGCTCACTTTCTTGGAAAGGCACGGATGCCAAGCGCGACGGATATTCTGAAAGGGGCTGGACTCTGGCAGGGCGGCGGTATGGCCGGCGTGGCTCTGGGCGGCACGCTCGCCACGGGTTTCCTGGGTGCGGGCGCGGCGCTGGGCGCGTACATCTGGAAGAAGTCGCAAGTTCACCCCTACGCCTCCGAATTCACCGGCAAATATCAAGACGACTTCCATAAACGTGTCGCTGCCATCATCGACCCGATCACGCAAGCCCGAGAAAAGGGCACGCTCACCTATAAGCAAGCGCAGGCGGCCAACGATCAACTAGAGACCGAAATCGCGGACTTCTTTTCCAATGCGCAGGGCTACGCGGCGCAAGGCACTAAACAAAACAAAGTCGTTGAACAGGCCATCGGCCCAAATGGCAACCTGACGCCGATCATCACGGCCTGGCGCAATTCGCTCTCGAATGACCTCTCGCGACTGAAGCCCAAGATCAAGGCCGACGAAATCCCAACCATGAAATCGATGCTCGCCAAAACCGGGCAGACGGTCCAGGGCCAAACCAATTTGGCGAAGGCGCAACTCCAGAAGCGATTAGCGGCAGGTGGCATCAACCAGTACAACCTCGGTGGATCGAACTACAAAGCGATGACCACTGCGGTAAGGGCGCGGGGGTACTGATGAACCTCGACACCGGTTTGATTATCGCCGTGCTGGCTGTTGCGGTCCCCACGCTACTCAAGGTGCTGTCGCTGTCCAATCGGTTCGGACGCCTCGAGGAAAAGGTTGAGACTCACGCGAAAGAAATTGAACGGCTGCGCGATTTTGCGGAGCCCTTACGTTAAGTGACGCCATGAAAGCCGCGACCCTCGGGTTAATCATTGTTTCCTGTCTGACGTTCTCCTGCCGGCACAAAGTCACGGCCAGTGATCCCGCACGATTTGAACGCGTCGACCGTCACGGGTACTCGTATCAGCGATTCGACGATGGGGCGGTCGCGATTGCGGCCGCAACGCCGGCCGACTTGCGGTTGGCGATGAATGAAATTGGTTGCGGTGAACGCTACGTCTGCACAGTGGAAGCAAACGGCACGTTGTATCAGGTGACGCAGAAGATCAAATAACTATGGCACTACTCGACAAGGTTCTCGGGACAGGCAGTATCGGCGACCTCATCAAAGAGATTGTGGGGGCGTTCAAGCTCACACCGGCCGCCAAAGCGGAAGTCGATCAACAGTTGCGCGAGCACGAAGCCAAGCTTGCGGAAATCGACGCGAACCTCGAGGCGAAGCTGGCGGACGCCGCTTCCCAGAACATTCAGGCAGAAGCAAAGTCGGGCGACAAGTTCACATCCAGGGCGCGGCCGACGTTCATGTACAACGTCAACATCATCCTGGCCTGCAACTACATCATATTTCCGCTGATTGGCCGTAAGCCCGTCGACTTCCCCGAGGCGTTGTTCTGGTTATTCGGGGCGGCTGTTCTCGGATATACCGGCGCGCGGAGTTGGGAAAAGCGGCAGACCGTCACGAAATAACCGCAGGGGGCCGGTCGACGTCCCCATAGAACGCACGGAGGCGCATCGCATTGACGTTTGAAACCGCAGTGGAATTCACCCTCAAGCAAGAGGGCGTTCTGTCCCATGACGAACGGGACCGCGGCGGACTCACGAAGTGGGGGATCTCCTCGCGGTATCACCCGGAAGTCTCCAATCCAACTTTCTCGCTAAACGATGCGACTGCCATCTACCGATTGCACTATTGGGAACCTGCGCGCTGTGAGCACTTTCCGTCCTACCTTCGTTTGCCTCTCTTTGATGCCGCTGTTAATCCTGGCCTGAAGCCCTCCATCGAATTCCTGCAACGTGCGGTCGGTGCTCATGTCGACGGTTTAATCGGTCCGCAGACAATCGCGCTATCGGTGGTCGCGCCGGCATTGGAAACCCTCAAGAAGCTGCTGACCAATCGCGTTGTTTACTACGGTACCCGGGATGGCTTCGACACCTACGCTCAAGGCTGGATCCGGCGATGCTTCGCGGTCCAAGCCTTCGTCATTGAAAGTGAGTTGATCCGTGGCTAAGTTCGGTCTCGATATCTCGAAGCGCCAGCAATACGACACGATCCAGGCCACGCTGATGAAGGAGCGCGGTTCGTTTGAAAGTCATTGGCGCGAACTGGCGGATTTCATCCGGCCGCAACGGTTGCGCACCTTGGCCAGCGATCGGAACCGCGGGGATAAACGCAACCGCCGAATCATCGATTCGACGGCCACGTTTGCGCTGCGGACTCTCATTAGTGGCATGGCGACCGGGATGAGCAACCCCGCAAGCCCGTGGTTTGAGCTTGGCGTACCGGATCCGAATCTAGCGAAGTGGGGACCGGTCAAGGAATGGCTCCATGATGTGACGCGCATCATGTATGCCGTCTTCGCCTCCACGAATCTCTATAACGCGTATCCCACGTTGTACGGGGACGAGGGCACATTCGGAACCGGTTGCATGGCCATCATGGAAGATAGCCGGGATCTGTTCCGGTGTTACCCGTTCCCGGTGGGATCGTATGCATTGGGGGTGTCGAATCGTGGAACCGTCGACACCTTCGTGCATGAGTATCAAATGACGGTCGCGCAGATCGTCGAACAATTCGTATTCGATGCGGAGACGGGCAAGTTCGATTGGTCCGTCTGCTCCCCGAACGTCAAGAAGCTGTGGGACCAGCACGACTACGAAACGAATGTGGATGTCTGCTGGATCGTCTCACCCAACCGGGACGCGGACGAATACCGCGTTGAAGCGAAGCATCTCCCGTTCTACTCCTGCCACTTCGAAAAAGGACACAGCGGGTTTCTGAAGGAATCCGGCTTCAACGAGTTTCCGATTGTGGCGCCCCGGTGGGACGCGGTCGTGGGCGATATCTACGGGTCCAGCTGCCCGGCAATGGACGCCCTCGGGGACATTCAGCAGTTACAGGTGGAAACCAAGCGCAAAGGGCAAGCCCTCGAAAAGATGGTTAACCCGCCATTGCAGGGACCGTCTCAACTGAAACAAATCTCACTCCTGCCTGGCGAGTACAACGCGCTCGATGCCTTGAATCAAGACAAGGGTATTCGGCCCGTGCATGAAGTCTCGTTGTCCATCGGGGACCTGCGGGTCGATATCGAGGACGTGCGTTTCCTCATCCGGCGCGCGTTCTACGAAGACTTGTTCTTGATGATTGCCTCGTCTCCGAGTCCGCAGAAAACCGCGCGCGAAATTGAAGAACGGCACGAGGAAAAATTCTGGGCGCTCTCTCAGGTCGTGGAGCGCAACAACGACGAACTGCACGAACCGACTTTTGACCGCATCTTCCCGATGATGGAACGGGCGGGCATGCTGCCGGAACCCCCGCAAGAATTACTCGGCGTACGGTTGACGCTGAATTACGTCTCGATGTTGAACCGGGCATTGAAGCTCGTCCGCATTGGCCCCGTCGATCGATTCATCCAAACCACGCTGGCCGTCGCACCGATCGCGCCCGAAGTGCTCGATAAAGTGAATTGGGCGGAAGTGATGAACGAGTACGCGGACATGACCGGCGTTCCGCCCAAGATGCTGCGATCGGATGACGAAGCCGCGCAAATCGCACAGCAGCGACAACAACAGCAAGCGCAGATGATGGCCGCCGAACAGGCACAAATGCAGGCGAAAGCCGCGAAAGATTTAGGCACAACCCCGATGGATCAAAACACCGCACTCGATACGGTGATGCAAGGAGAGTAAATGTCACAGATCACAACCTACACCCACAACTTCACCGAAGCGGGAGTCGGCCCGACGTTTTCATTGGGGGCTGGCGAGAGTGCGACTTATGCCGTGACCACGGAAGAGTCCGGTGGCTTTGTCGGCAAAATCCGGTTGGAGCGCGGTGACTCCATTTATGCGTTTGAGATTGTCGTTGAAGCCGAATCGACGCTGATTTCGGGCACGGTCAAAAACGAGACAACGCATTCCCGGTTCTACCGCTTCGTTGCCGACGATATCGACGAGTCCGACGAATTCACTGGGGACATCGACGCGACGATTGGCGAGACGGTGCCCGCGGGATTACCGGCGCAGATCAAGAAAGTTTCCGTGCGGTTGTCGAATGACCAAATCAAGTCCCTCCCGACGATGAATAGCGCGCGGGGCTTCCCGCTGGTCCCTGCGAAAGAGCGGACGTCCTTCGTGCCAATCATGGCGTATTTGGCCGTGGATCATACGGCCGGCGATTACACCAATATCGACGTCGCTTCTGTACTCTCGGTTAACGGCGGCGCCGCGTTCACAGCATCCGTCTCGGGTTCCAGCATGCTATCGAGCGGAACCGTGAGGGAATGCGCTCTCGGTATCTATTCGGACAATGGCCTGGGCTCCGCAGCGGGTGGGCCGGGCGTGGATGCTCTGTATCTGAACGCGACCAATGACAATGAGGATTTCACGGGCGGGCATGCGGCCAACACCCTGACGGCGACCGTGCTCTATATCGAAGTGGATCTCGCGTAATGCACTTCGTCTACCTCATCGGCAAAGGCTCTATTTGGGGCAACAACGAACTGCGCTACTCGCTGCGGTCGTTGGAGAACTACGCGCCGATATCGAGTGTGGCGATTGTTGGGAATGTTCCCGCCTTCGCACGGAATGTGATCCGGATCCCGATGGAGGAAACCGGCATCGACAAAGCGGAACGGGTGGGCGGAAAACTCCTCAAGGCGCTGCCGCTGCTGCCGGAACGGTTCGTCTTGATGAACGATGACTTTTACCTTTTGGCGAAAATGGACACCCTGCCGACGTACCACATGGGTTTGATTCGTTCACATCTCGCACGCGTGCGCCGAATCACCAGCCCGTACAACAAGCGCCGGGCCGAAACCTTGGACATCCTCACGCGCCGGCAGTTCACCGACCCGCTCGACTTCGGGGTGCATGTGCCGTTTCCCGTGGAGCGCGACAAGGTGCAACAGCTCGCGGAGATTGTGCCGTTCTGGAAGCGCGGTCTATTCCGGTCGCTGTACGGCAACATCTTCCGTGTAGCGTTGAACCTCGCACGCATGAGCGACTGCAAGCGACAGCGTCCAATGGTTGGGCCGTTCTATTCGTCGCGCGGCCGGGTGAGCACGGAAGTGAAAGAGTTTTTAACGGAGCGATTCTGTACGCCCTCACGCTTTGAAAAGGAGACTGCCTGATGCAGCCGAAATACACCGCGACCGTCGAGCGCAGCCGAAACGGGGAATTCTTTTGGCGGCTCAGTCATCGCAACGGGCGCCAGATCGCCCGTTCCAGCGAAACATACAAACGCCGGGCGACCTGCAAGCGCGGACTCTTGCGATTGATTGCAAGTCTGGGCATACGCGATTACGCCCTCAAGGACTAGGAAAGGTACCCCAATGAAACGGATTTCATTGATTTGCGCATTGATGCTTTTGAGTCTGCCGGGATTCGGACAGATTGCCACTCAGAAAGTTCCTGACGAAGGTTGCCGCCTGCACGCGGAATTTACCGCGGCCGGTTCCAGTTCAAACCTGGATAACCGCAAGGCCGGTTGTACGGTGTGGCAGTTTACTTATTACTCGACGGGATTTTCGGGAGTGTCGGTGGAATTCGATGGGGCGCCGGATTCGAGCGGATCGCCAGGAAGCTTCTCGACATGGTCGACGCTCTCCTCGGGCACGTTGCCGGTCACGGCAACGACATTCGGTACGGTCATCGGCACGGGCTTTCAGCCGTGGCTCAAGATCGTACTGAATTCCAAAACCGGCACAGGCACCGTGTACGCGGACCTGATTGGATGGCGCGATATCGCACCGGGATCCACGACCGTCACGACAAGCACAACGGGAACGGTGACCGCGAATGCGGGTACGAACCTGAATACATCGTTGTTGAATCTGGAAGCAACCCAGCAATCGGTCAAGACGGCGATTGAAAACATCTCGACCGGTTCCGTGGTGGTCATCCAGACCGGCAACAAGGGGAATGGGAACACGCCGGGCTCGACGGCCATCAATACGATTCCGTGTCTCGTGGCCACGTCGCCGCCGACACCAACCACTGCCACCGCGACGTATCTTTCGTGCGACACCTTGAAGGGCGGTGTCCGCGTCGTGCAGGAGTACCCGAGCGGGTTACCCGAGGGCGCGACCCTGGTTAGCGGCGCGGTGACTTCCGCGATGACCGGTACCACGTCCACGTCGACGGTTGGCGGGACCGCATCGAATTATCTCTACATCACGCAATGCACGACGTCGAACGCGAGCACGACGGTATCGACCGACATTCTGTTGCAGGACGGCAGCGGCGGCACGACGCTCTATGTGCTTCCGGCACCGGCCGCGACAGTGGCCACAACGGGGGGCGGCGGCGGCACATACGTATTCCCAGCTCCGCTGAAAGTGCCGACAGCGGGTAACGCATTGTATTCGGCGAACGTGACGACCGGCTCGAGTACAAAAATCTCCTGCTCTGGCTACAAATCGACGGTGAGCTACTAACGTGAAACGGCTCTCCACGCTTCTGTTTGCGTTGCTGATCTGCGGCGGATTTGTGTCCGCGGTGAGTATGCCTCCGGTCAAGCTTCTTGCAGAACAGTCCGGGTTAACGCTGCTTGGTGTATCGGATGCGGGATCTGCGCCAGACGTCTTCCTTTACTACAGTCCGGTCGTTGTCGATCACACCAAGGTTGGGAGCGGTGCGTGCTGCACGGCAGAGGACGTTAACCACTTCATCGTCCAGCTCGACTACACAGACGATCGATTCAAGACGCTTGCCAATGGCGGACACGTTGCCGATGCGCAAGGCGACGACATCCGCCCGTACTCGGACACCTGCACAACGCCGATCACGGGATACGAGAAGCAGTTGTACGACGGCACGACTGGCCACGTGATCGTGAATGTGAAGCGCGATCTCTCGCACACGGTCGACACGACGTTCTATCTCTGCCATGACAATCCCACGAAGACCACTGATGCCAGCGATGCGTCGGGGACCTACAGTGCCGCTGGTTACATATCGGTCTACCACTTTGAGAACTCTGGCGGGAGCCTGAACATCAACGATGCCTTGGGCGCTCGGAACGGCGTCAGCATTACTGGGACTGTTGGTGTCACCTCCTCCACAGGAGGGAAGTTTGGTGCCGCGGCAACACCGACCGGAGGGACAAGCTATGTAGTCTTTCCCTCAACTT